ATCTGCGCTCAAACTCGTCTTCATCCATCCATTCGGTAACGAAGCAATATTTCCAGTCAGAGCCATCGCCTTCAGTAGCGTCAATGTCACCGTATACAGTAAAAGGGTTCACAATGCGGTTAATCATGATGTCCATGTCGAACGTGTCATCATGTGCGTAATCAGTCGTTACACGGAAATAACCGATGCCGCAGGTCACAGCAAAGTCAATGGCTGTGTCATAAGCAATGTCAGCGTTAGAACTAACTTCAATATTGCGGATGATGCCGTTCAGCAGGTCAGCCACTTTAGGGTCAGCGTTTGAATCTACTGGGTGACACTTGATGCTTGGCTTGTTCTGGCGTGAATCATTCACTACCTGGCGAATGAAGCTAGGCATGCGGTTAATGGTCAGGCATGGTCTGCCTTCAAGTTCACGCTGTCTGCGGATGTCAAAAGGCCATTGCTCACCCAATCGTGCAAAGCGCAGGTCATCCAGTGCATCCGTCCTATTGGTTGCTTCGTAGTCTGTTACACGTTTGAAACGCTCGAGCGCATCTTCAACGATGTCAGCCTTGCTGTCTTCTTTCTCTTCTGCCATTGTTTACGCCCATTAAAAAAGCCCACCGAAGTGAGCTTGTTGTGTTTTATCCTAGCCAGCCGCTTTCGACTGGAATCCTGTGTTCTTTTCGTTCTTTATGCTGTGGTGCTTTCCTGACGCCTTCACAGCTATAGCGCAATGCATCTATCACATGGTTATGCTTATCTTCAAGCACTGGCATCACTACGCCTGTAAGTGGGTCTGTCTTGTAGCTATACATCGTCAGTTCATCTATCGTATGCTGGCAGCGAGGATGAACGATGATGTCAAAGCTCTTCAGGAACTCAACACCTTCTTCTACTGAACGCGGCCCCTTGATAGCAGAGTTAATCCGTGGGAAGCCATGCCTTTGCATGTATGAAATAGTTTCAGGCCTAGCGCTATCAGCAGTAATAAACCACTTCCTAGAATCAGGAACGCGGTCAAACAAGTCAGGAAGCATGTCAATCTCACAGCCCACCATATATGCTTCATAGTCAACATAGAGGTTGCGCCCTTCCAGATAACAACGCACCAATACGCTAGGGTCACTAGCAAAGCCCCAGTCAGCACCAAGCCTGAATGTTGCGCCTTCTTTTGTTTCAAACTCTTCAACCTTCCAGTTGCGGAATACCCTTGATTCGCTATTGCGCTGATATTCACCCAGCCATACATGAGCGAACTTTTCAGGGTCACGCTGCATGTCATACTCAACTTCTGCCTTAAGTTCATCTGGCAGGAATGGGTTATCACGGTAATTAGCCTGCACAACGATTGAATCTTTAGGTGGATGCTCGCAGCGTAGCAATGCGTCTACAGGGTCAGTGTCTTTGCTTGGGTTCCATGAAAACCATATTTCACTGGCAGGCTTGCGGATTGTTGGTCTTAATATGTCCAGGCTGCGCTGTGACAGTGATTGTGATTCCTCTACCCAAGCCCTATCAAAGCCTTCAAGCGACTTGATTGAATCTGCTGTATGGTTCTGCAAGCCTTCAAAGATAATCACGCCACCGCGTTTAGTCAGTATGCGTTTATCCTGTACTTCAAAGTATGCGCCTGCATTGAGTTTGCTTATCTTGCTCTCTAGCAGTTTCTTGACAGAGAATTCTAGGCTCTTCTGTATCTCGCGTAGGCAAACATTGTCCTGCTTTTGCGCAATGTTCTCTTCAATCATCAGCTCTGCAAAGAAATGTGACTTGCCTGAACCGCGCCCACCATGAGCGCCTTTGTATCTAGCTGGCTTGAGTAATGGTAGAAATACGCGAGGCGTTTCTATCTCTACGGAAATCATACTGTCTTGCGTACTATCTCACCGATTAGCAGTTCACCTGTGATATTGCTATCAACCGTCTGGTTAGGCTTCCCATCTAATCTATCGCCAAGTTCTTTGATAGCTGACATGTCGCCATCTTCTGCTTTAGTAAGCAATGCCTCTGCAATACGTCTTAATCTTTCGCTATCTGATTGTGTTACAGCGCGTTTAATCGTTTCCGCCCATAACCGATTGTTTTTGCTAGAGTTGGTGTTATTTGGCTGACCGCCCACCTTCCCTGTTGTTTCTGTTGCCATTTTGAGAATCCTTATGGTTGTTCTCACTCACGAGGTTTGCTGTTTCCAGTCCGTTGGAGTTGTTAAACCCATCAATAGGGTCGTTAAGTAAATAGTTTGCTGGTTGTTCCAGCTTGATGCTGAAATCTATATGCGCGTAGTTATCTGCATATGTGGTGCTGCGCTTTGTTGCGATACGGTCACCGGTGATGTCGTTCTTTGCTGTGTTGTCTGCCATAGTGACCTCGGAATATAAGAGCTTTGCGCCACCCTAGCAGCTCTGACTAGGTGAAGCTGGCCTAGCTTCCTAATGTTGGCTATCAGCCATGATGACCGCGTACAGTCGGCTGAATCTTTGAATAAGCGCAGTTTTTATTGTGGTCTGCAAACACAATGCCTCTGTGGGCATAAATACCGCAATAGCGGATTCTTAGACGATAGACGTAAAAAAAGCCCACCGAAGTGAGCTATGAATTCTTTGGGCGCAACTCTGCCCTGATAAGTACGATAAACCTATATCTTGTGCATGTCAATACATTTTACACAATATATTGTATATTTTTGTAAATTATTGCAATCCCCTTTTATGAGCAAGTTTTAATATGCTTTCAATCGCTTCCTCGTAGTCCATAGATTGCGTTGGATAGTGATGTGATACCTTTAGCCATACATGGTTGATTGCGGTTCTCTGTGGCTGGCTAATGCTGTCTATAATGCTGTCCATAGCTTGAGCGCACTTTGTATCTACTTCATCGCACATTATTTCAAATTCATCTTCACCGCTTGCACCACCTGAACTCATACATAAACTCTTTGATGGATAGCCCAATTTAGATGATGGCTGTTGCATATAATCTGACCAGTTACCTAGCAGCCAGTCCAAACGTTCAAGTGTAATCATTTACAATCCTTCCCATATAGTTCAACACCAATCTGCTGAATAAGATTAAATTTATCAACGCTTAACTTAGCCTGCTGTTCTTTTGTTACCACCAGCGTTCTGTCGTCTTTCCATGCCTTCTGCTTCATGCGGTACAGTTCATTATCGTTATTAGGTATCTTGTAATTGGTTTCTGCTGATTTAGCGCGTAGTGTCATTTCTTATCTCGCTTATAATCCGTACCACATCATCAACGGTGTAAACTATTTCTATCCACCCCTGCCATTCATCATGAAATCTAGCCTCGTCAATGGTTAATAAACGTGCGCTAGGTGGCTTAGAACCGTCTTTTATCTCTACAGCCACGTTATGCCCTTTGTAGCCAATAAAAATGTCTGGTGCGCCTTTACCTAGCTGTGCCGTGTCCAATACTGTTGCGCCTAATTCCCTGAAGTTTTCAACTATCTGCTTATGGTTTGCATCTTTACGCGCTCTTACTCGCATTACCACACCATCCCTGCTGATGTACCAGCGTAATTCTTAGGTGATTTCTTTTCTTTGGAATCCATCTTGTTAGATTCCTTCATTTTCTGGATGAAATAATTGCTTGGGTTAGTGTTCAGCCTGTAGATGCCTTGTTGCTCTTGCTGTCTTAACTCTTTTTGCACCTGTGCTGAATAGTTCATGCCTTGCGCTTTTAGCAGTGCATCAGCTTTAATCCTGAACCGTTCTTTGTGGTCTTTGTTAGATTTACTTATCATCAATGTAAGCTGTTCAATTTCAACATCTGTAATCTCTGTTTTAAGCGAATACCACACACCTTTGTATGGTTTACCTCTAGCGGTGTTTTTAACCTGTTCACAGCGCAGTATGTTTAATTCTTCCATTTTTTTTAAGTATCTTCTGACTGCATTGCAGGAATAGTTAATAGCCTCTGCTACTTCCCATGCTTCTGTGCCTAGTTCGCATAATTTAGCGATTTTTCTTAGGTTGTATGCCATTGTGTTATTCATTGATTAGCCCCTTTTTAATGAGTTTAATTTGCGTTTCTATTACTGCTTCCAGGTGTGCGAGTTTAAGAAAGTCTTTATCAAAATTAGTATGTGTTCTTCCATCCAGTGCGTCATGGCAACTAGAGCAGCAGTAAGCACCGTGTATGTCATTCACCTTGCGCCCTACTCCATGACCAAAACGAACTCCGTTGATATGTGCCAGCACGGTTGTTTCTGGATTACCATTGCATACGTTAGGAAGGCGTACAGTGCAGACTTCACCCTGTGCTGATTTTGTTATCCTTGACAT